ATGTAAGTTCAACCCTAAAAAGCCGTCTGAATATCGTTCTATTGGAATTACCAATGGGAACCTGTCGTAATATGGCAACGAATCTTTCGTCTTTGGATCATAATAATAAAAGTACATACGACCAATGATAGACTGATTTCGTAATCGTTCCCGGTCACGCATCAGATTACCCTTAGTGGGTCTGAGTGAAGGAACTTTGGATTTCAACCACGAACGAGCCTCACGGGATCGTGGTGCGTATCCTGATTTCGCAAGGGATTCCTTAATTCTATCGATGAGTCGTTTCGCCATCGATTATTTATCTTATGCCGAGATGCTTTTCAGTTAAAATTAAAAATTGCCAGCCGTGGTCTTTACAGAACTCAGTAGCCGCATACCACTTTGCTTTATTGATTTCGTAAGTGATTGCTTCATGTAGAAAAGTCTTTGTCTTGCGTTTTTGTGTGGGTGGTTGAGTTTGTTTCTCTGGCTTGACTTCAATGATGTAAGTCATTACTGTGCCGTCTGCTTTCTTCATTTTGGCAATGAAGTCTGGAAAATAACGATGCTTCTTTTTGTCAACGGGGCTGTAATAGGGTATAGGTAACTCTTCCGAACCCCACCAAAGCACGTTTGAATTATCATCTAAATATCTCATTACCTTTATTTCCCACGTAGACCTGTAGATGATGTTGTTCGCATCACCTTTGTATTTCTGTGGGTTTTTTGGTTTGAATCTTCCTTTATTTGACATAAATACTATCTAGTCAATCAAAACAGGAATCCTCATGGCATTTTTCGGTCTATCAGACATTACCATTCGCACAGACAGAGAAAGAACTGGTCCACTAGCACCTTTGTTTGAGGGTGTCAGCAAGAAAAATCTTTTCAGATACCCGATTGATATTGGAAACTATGACAAAGCCCATTATATGGTCATTCATATTTTCAAACAAAAAAACTCTAAATTGGGTGGCGTTCAATCAAAAGGTGATATCCCTTCTAGTGTTACAAGCACAGGGGGAAAGACTGGACCATCTTTACCAAACATTAAAGAAAAATTTTCTGATGCCATTAATCGTGGTGTTGACAATGCTTTTAACTCAATCAATCAAAAACTAAGCGGTAGACTAAACTTTTTTGCGCCATCTAAAGCATCTTTTAGTTCGGCAAATGAAGCTGCCAAAACGAATGACCCATCGACATACATTCAAAAAGTTGATAAGATAAAAAGAGAAGCATTAATTGATACCACAATAGAAACAAAAGATTCCATTGCCCTTTATATGCCAGATACTCTTCAATATACTTATGCTCAAAGTTATGAAAACATGGAGTTGGGTAAAGAACTGGCAGGTCAGGCATTAGCCACAGGTGTTTCTGCTTTTGAAAAATTGAAAGCCGGTCAATCAACTGACACTGGTGGTACAATCAAGGCTGCTTTAGCAGCAGCAGGAGCCAAAGCGGCTGGAAATTCATTTGGTGCCGGACAAACCGCAAAAGTTGGTTTGTTTTTAGGAACAGGTGGTTCAGTAGTCAATCCAAGAATGGAAATCTTGTATACATCACCGAACTTTCGTGAGTTTACTTTTGAGTTTATGTTTTATCCACGTGATGAACGTGAAGCACTAGAAGTTCAAAACATCATAGAAAGATTGAGATTTCATCAGGCACCAGAATTAGACGACTCAACAAATGGCTTGTTGCTAATTGCTCCATCGGAATTTGAAATTGAGTTTTACTATGGGGGTCAAATAAATCCAAACATACCACAAATGACCCGTTGTGTTCTACAAAACATTTCAGTGAATTATGCGCCAAACGGTTGGTCAACATATGAAATGCCTTCTGAATTTAAACCTGCTTTGGGTAGAACCGGTATGCCAACAGCAATTCAAATGACACTAGAATTTAAAGAAACACAATTTCTTACTAAGAGAGATTTCAGATCGGACACCTCAGCAAGACCTAATGTTGAAGGTATGAAAGCTGGTATTTTTTCTACACCAAAAAGATAAAAAATGGCAAAATATTTTAACTATTTTCCTACTACTTTTTACAATAATTCGAATACATCGTTATCGCTTGATACGGTGACAAATATTATCGCAAGATTTTCTTTTGAGAATTCATTGAAAGAAAAAAGTGCTATTTTTTACCCATATGATATTCAAGATGGTGATACACCAGAAACGATTGCCAACAAGTATTACGGTACACCCGAAAAACATTGGATAGTTTTAATGTTCAATGATATTATAGATCCACAGTATGATTGGCCATTAGATCAAAGAACTTTTATTAGCTATGTCAATGACAAATACTCGGCAAATGGCGCAGCCAATACGACAGTTCAAAGTGGAATAATTTGGGCGCAAAGCACAAACAACGTAAAAAAATATTATAAAAATGTGGTAAGAGTGAGTTCAGAACCGACAAAAGAAACCATCACAGAAAAAATCGAAATAGATGCCAACACTTATGCTAACGTATCTACAACATCAACTGAATATACATTAGCAAGTGGTAAAAAAGTGACTGAGACTATTTCCAAATCTAAGCTAACATATTATGATTATGAAGTGGAACAAAACGAAGCCAAAAGAAAAATCAAATTACTGAAGTCGGAGTATGTGTCACAAAATGGATTGATGAATGAACTTGAAAGAGTGCTTAATCAATAATGTCTAATCAGTTTTCAGCCGCTTCAAAGTTTGTAGTAAATGAACTATCCGTAATTACAAAAGCGGGTAAGTTTGATATTTCTTCAATATATGAGGAAATAAACATTTTTGATTCTTTACTAGTATCCGTAATTACAGGTTCAATACTTATCAAAGATTCAATTGGCTTATCTTCAGCACTTCTGTTTGATGGATCAGAATCAGTTCTAATTGACGTTGGCAAAATGAGTGATTTGGATACACTCAGATTTAAAAAAGCATTTAGAATTTACAAACAATCTGATAGAATGAGTGTGAATCAGACTACAGAATCCTATGTACTACACTTTGTCTCAGATGAATTAATGTTCTCTGATCAGCAATTAGTAAATCAAGGATTCAATTCAACATACTCAAAAATAGTCAAGGTAATATTGAAAGACTACTTGAAAACACCAGAAAATAAAATGAAAGGTGTGCTTGAAGAAACTACTGGTATTCGTAACATTGTGGTGCCAAATCTAAAGCCATTAGACGCAATTGAATGGTGTGCGAAACGTTCTATAGATTCAAATAAGTCACCAAATTATATGTTCTTTGAAAACAATTTGGGTTATAATTTTGTTTCTCTTTCAACCCTGTTGACGTTACCTTCTTTGTTTGACATTAAGTTTCCGCCAAAGAATCTACAAGAAACAAACACCGTAGATGATTTACTCAGTCCTAAAGATTATGAGATTCTTTCTCAAGTTGATAAAATTAAAACTACACGTGAGGGTGTAAACGCTGGTACATTTATAGGGTTTGATCCAATAACAAGAACGGTTGGCACTAAAAAGATTACTTACGAAGACCACTATTCCTCAATGCAACATGGTAATAAAAATCCAAATTACTTTTCTTCACAAACCAGAGAAGGTAAAGACTCATCACAAGCATATGACTCTAAAAAAACAGTGAGCATTTTTGGCGCATTTAGAGGTGAAAGCAGGTACATAAAAAAATATGATCCAACATCTCTGTCAAAAGTTGAATCACAAGAAGACTTTGTTTTTCAAAGAAAAGCCATATTAAGTAATTTAATGAACAAAAGAATTAAACTTGTTATGTCTGGTAACTTTCAACTTACGTCTGGTTTTAATCTTACATTGAACTTCCCTAGTTTCTCTTTACGTGAAAAAGGAGATGATAATAAAGATAGGTCGTTGAGTGGCAAGTATTTAATAATTGCTACACGACATATTATTGGTTATCAAAAACACGAAACAATCGTTGAATTAGCAACAACGTCGAATGACTTACAGTTTATTCCAGCAGCAACAACATCACAGACAAAAGAAATAGAAAATTATGGAACAGCCTGAACAGTCTGAAGAGAATAAAAACTTTGCTGGTAAAAATGGATTTATTTGGTGGATTGGCATTGTTGAAAAATTAAATGACCCTTTAAAACTAGGTCGTTGTAAAGTTCGTTGTGTTGGTTGGCATACAGACAACAAAGCATTATTACCTACTGATTCTTTACCTTGGTCGTATTCTGCTTTACCTACGAATAATAACAATCCTTATCCACCACGTGAAGGAACTATGGTGTTTGGATTTTTTGCTGATGGTGAAAATGCTCAAGAGCCTATAATATTAGGTGCTTTGCCTGCTATCCCACTTATGGAACCAAACAATCAACAAGGCTTCAATGATGCTAGAGTATCTGATGAATTGTCTGCTGCACCAGTAAAGCCTTATGAGTCAGCAACAAATTATCCACGCAAGTTAGATGAGCCAACTACATCAAGACTTGCTCGAAATGATTCTGATTATCCGTCTGAAATAAATCAAGCAAAAGCAGATAAAAGACTGAACAAAGTGGAACCGGCTTCATATTATGCCGCAAAATATCCATACAATAATGTATACGAATCTGAATCTGGACATGCGCTAGAGTTTGATGATACAAAAGGGGCCGAAAGAGTTCATCTTTATCATCGTTCGGGTTCATATACTGAATGGGGTCCAGAAGGTGATCGTTCAGAAAGAATACAAAGAAATAAGTTTGAGGTCGTTGTTGGTGATGAACAAGTCTATGTTAGGGGTGACGTAAAAATTTATGTTGATGGAGATTATGATTTGAATGTTACTGGCGATATAAGAATAAATGGTCAAACAATTACATTGAACAAAAATTCAAGTGGACCGACAATGGGTGCGGCTCGTATTGGTGATACTGCTGATACAGGTGATGCTGGAACAGGTAGCCACTTAGACGAGAATTCAGCGGGAACAGACAAGATTGAAACTGGTTCCGGCACAGTGTTTATCGGAGACTGAATAAATAAGACATGACTACAACGATAACATCTAATGATCCTTCGATATCTGCGGAGAGAAATTATAGAGATTTGAACTTGAACTTTACTGCTCACCCTGTCAAAAAGGATATCAGTAAACATATAAATGAACGTGCTATTATCAACTCTGTAAAGAATCTGGTATCGACAAACTTTTATGAGCGACCATTTCGACCTGAAATAGGTTCTGGTGTGCGTTCA